CCCGTTATGTTCATTTCTTATCTGTCTAAAAAACTTTTGTTTTTGCACGTTTCCCTTACGTTTTTCTAATCTCGTTCTAATCCAATGCACATTAAATCCGTTACACCATAGATTATATTTAATTTCTCTATCCATATTATAAACTATTTTTTAAATTAATCATTGTGAACTCTATATTTTCTATTACTTCTTTGTAATCTTTGTATCTAGATAATTCGTGATGTTTACGAATCGAATAGATAATTGTTGCGTGGTCTTTACCTAAAAACTTACCTATGTCCTGCAAAGTTAATTTAAAATTTTCACGTACAAAATATGAAAAATAATGCCTAATACAAACCGCTTTATTATATCTTTCCCTATTTTTTAACTCAAATAAATCTACAACCTCGTTTAGTTTCTCGTTTAAAGTGTTCTTATATTCTATTTGCTTTCTTATTAATTCTAAGTCAACCTTTAGAGTAACTGAATAACCATTACTAGTTAGTAGCTCAATAGCTTGTTTAATTTCTTCCTTCATAATTTCATGTTTTTTTTACAAAGTTAATCTTTTCTTTTCAATTAACAAATGTTAATTAATAATTATAGTTATTTATAATGATTCTAAATAGTGTATAGTACCATAAATAAAATCTCTTTGACAATCTAAAGTATCTAAACGTAATAATATTTCCTTACAACATTCGACACTGCATTTAACTACTTGATCGTTGTGCATTGAAATTGGAAGCAATCTACCCTTTGTTAATTTATGGTAATGTATTTTAGAAAATTTAACTAATAATTCATTTCCGTATTGTTCTACTGTCATAACTCTTTTATATTTTATTTATAATTAAAATTCTCCCACGTTTCTATTAATATTGATTTTCGGCAATACGGGCATTTAACAAACTCCCCTTTAACAAATTTTTGGCTTCTTATCGGTGGCATTGACTTCATTTGTTTACATGAATTGCAACCGCAACGGCTTAATTTTTTACAGTTTGGACACATATTATTTTGTTTTTAAATTCTTCTAATGATCTAACTATGTAGTATTCAAAACCTAAACTTTTAACCTCACTTTCAAAACGTTTTTGTGAATCACTTTGAACCCCTGTAGGTGTTTTAACCTCAAAGAAATAACATTTACCATTCATGTAGATATTAAAGTCTGAGTGTCCAGTCTTCATCCCTGTAGCCTTTTTTCTCATTTGTTCTTTAGCGTCTTTTGAATCATTTGGAATACTCGCAAATATTCCTTTTATATTATCTTTTAAGCTAAAATTATTCTGAAACCATACAAACATTTGCTGTTGTATTTTATTCTCAGTACTTGTGCCAACCTCTTTTATATCCTTTATATTCTCCATAATCATAAAAATCTTGTTCCGTTTTTAATTGGTGTTTTATCCAGTTCTTATTATATCCCTTTGCAGTAGCATAAAGTTCTAAATCTTTAAATGTTGCGTCTGCTAAAAAATCTATTGTTTGCCATTTATTCATTTTTTGAAGTTCAACAATTATTTCAGCTTCTAATTCTTGTTCTGTTTTCTTAAATATAAACCCACAATTAATACATTCACTAGTAGTGTTTGAGTTTATAAAATAACAACTAGGACATTCTTTTAACGGGGCTGAATCTTCTTTTTTTTCTTTCTTATCTAAACTCCAAACTCTTGAACTTTCCCAATAGTTATGCGTTTTAATATTATTGCCAAAATCTAAAATAGTAAATTTATTCTTTAAAGGTGTAACTCTTGAACCTCTACCCACCATTTGAAGAAATAAAGGCAAACTTTTTGTTGCTCTGTAAAGTATTACAACCTCAATACTCGGACAGTCAAATCCTGTTGTTAATATACCATAATTAGAAAGTATGGCTCCCTCTGTAAGTTCAAACCATTTCAAAGTTTCTTTTCTATATTCATCCGTCATGTAGCAGTCAACATGTTTACAGTCTAATCCTTTACTGTTAAAACTTTCAACTAATTCAATACTACTTTCAACGTTTGGCGCAAAAATCAACGCTTTTTTATTAGGTGTTAATCTTTGGTAATTATCATAAACTCCGTGAAACAATTGAATTTCACTAAACTTTTTCGCTTGTGCTTTCTCGTCAAAATCCCCACCTTTTAATTTAACCCCTTTTAAATTTATCGGTACACCGTAACTCTCTGGACTTGATAAATTACCTAGTTTAATTAAATCGGGTGTATCAATTATTTGTATAATATCAGTGTAAAATACTTTTAAACTTTCTTGTTTACCTTCTCTGTAAGGTGTTGCAGTTGCTCCAATTACAAATGTCTTTTCATTTATGTAATCAAATACTTTGTCGAATATTGTTTTATGTGCTTCATCGATAATAATTAAATCTAAAGTATTTAAATAATCTTTTAACTTTTCAAGCCTTCTAACAACCGTTTGAATCATTCCAACGTGCAAAGTATTACTTTCACTTACTTCGCTTTTAGGTCTTATCTCCGCAACGTGTAAACCCATTTTAAATAATGAACTTGTAGACTGTGTAAATAATTCTTTTCTATCAGTAAGTATTAAAACCTTTTTACCTTTATTTATAGCTTCTAAAGTCATACAACTAAACATTATAGTTTTACCCGAACCAGTAGCGGAACAAAGTATTAATCTTTTATTGCCGTTTTTAAAACTTTGCTTTATTTCTTTAATATATTTTTGCTGATATTCTCTTAAAACTATCATTTAAATTGAGTTTTAAAATAGTTTAACTTTTCTTCTAATAATTGGTTTTCACGTTTCAATGTTTGTATATCAACATCTAACTTATTAAATTGATATTGTATAAATAAAAGTCGTTTTAACGTGTTTTCTGCTAAAGTCGTATCTATTTCCTTCTGCTCTTGTTTTAATATCGTGGCTTCGGTTCTAAATGCTAAATTTTTAAGATAATGATAAGCCGTATTAATATCTATTTCAGTTCTTAAATTACCGTTTATTTTTTCGTGTTCTGATAATTCAATATACTTTTTACTTAATTCCTTTTTAATCGAGAAAAAAGGAGTGCAAAGAATAATTCCAGTTGGTCTATCTAGTTCCTTCATCTTGTTATTTTAATTTTTTTAATATTATTACTAGAAATTTCTTCGTATTTGTACTTGAAAAATTCAACATATTTTTTAATGTTTCTAGTTACAGCGTTTTTCTTTTGGGCTTCCCATTTCTTATTGACATTTTGAGTATAAGAACTGTAAAGGTCATCAAAAGCTATCCACTCACCACTCTTAACAGCTTCTATTATCTCAAATAAATCTTTAGTAATTTCTAATTCAAACTTTTTAAATGGTAAACTTATACTTTCGTAATTCATTAATCCATTATTCAAATATTTCTTGATACATTCAATAATATAACAATCAAATCTTGCCCACTCTAAAGAATCCCAATCGTTAAAAAGATAATGTTTAAAAAAGTCTATCGGTGTATGTCCTGAATTAAAGAATGTGCTTAATTCAACTTCAAACTTTCTAGCATCATGACTTCCACCCGTCCCTTTTATAGTGTAATTTGTAGTAATTAAAATCTTTGGTGAATCTTCTACAGGTAGTTTAATAGTATCTTTTCCTTTATAAGTTATTTCTATTCCTTCAGTAATTACACTAAATAGATTTTCAAATAAGAAGTTTCTTTTAACATCATCAAATACTAAAATTTGACAATCTGTTTTTACTGATTGATACGGGAAGTCTCCAGCAAAAGAAAATTGTTTACCGTCAATTGATTGTACTTTCTTCATGTGTTTTAAAGCGTTCCAAAATAAACCCTTTCCACTCCTTCCATTTGGCTCATCGCTTATCATTTCATCATTTAAAATAATAGCTTTATTGTTACCATTTGTTTTATGTGAATGTACTAAATAACCTATTACAGATTGAAAAGTGTTATATCGTTCTACGCTTTCCCCTGAGATTTTCCAAATAAAAGTTCTAAACTCGCTTTCATGATGATCTGATTCTGTATAATTTCTATTGATAATTTGATCTTTCCAAATACTTAAACCATAATCTTTATAGTCTTTAAGTTCTTGACTATCTTTTTTCACTTCAACTACTCCATTATTATAAAATAAATAAGCAATATCTTTAGTATCTTTTAATACCTCTATTTGTTTACTATCTATCATAGATAAGTAATCTCGTTTAAAGGTTGTTATTTTAGATGTAAGGAGGTTAAAAATATCTTCACCTAATCCATTTTCTAGTACATAATTTAAAACAAAATCTTTTACATCTGTTTCGTCTTGAATTTCTAAGAAGATACCGTTCTTTTTTATTAGATTAAAAGAACTGTTTTCGTTCGGTCTATTTTTAAAGAAGTCATGCATCTCTAAAAACCTTTTAAACTTAAAGTTATTTAAACTTACTTTTCCATCTTGATTAGTACTCCAGAACTTATCTTCTGGATTAATTAAATTGTTACTCATAACTGCATTTATTTAAACAAAAAAAACGAGTAGCTTCAGGAATGCAGTCCCTCCACTAACTCGTTAAATATCTTTATTAGCCCTGCATGGCTTCGATTACAAACTTAAGTATAATATTTGAATTGACAATCAAAAAACACGAATAAAAAAAAGTCCACTGATTAAAAGATTGATTTATAGTAAGTTATAAGAGTTAGTGAACTTTATTGATTTCATAGTGAACTTTTTTTTTATAAAGTTATTGAGTCGTACCTAAGGCTGTAGACGATTAGTAACCTTTTTAAGCATTTTTAGACTTTTTTTTTTCAGGGTTTTTAGGGTGTATTATAAAAAGAGTAGCCGTTTTTGCGAAAAAAGGTTACTAACTACCCTCTAGCCTTAGGTATCACTCAATAACTTTTTTTTTATAAAGTCCACTGATTTTTTTAAAACCTCTCGAAACCGTTGGTATCACTCAATAACTTTTTTTTGTGAAAAGTCCACTAATATTGAATAAAGTCCACTAATATTGAATTTTGCGAAAAAAAATCCAGCTAAATTAATAACTGGATTAAAAATGATATTGGACTCGAACCAATGACTCAACGTGTTTCAACCGACAAAACTAATCATTTTTCTACACTAAAAATATTTATTTAATTAATTTTTTTAAAGATTCTATCAATTCTAAAACATCGTCTTTATTAAGATAGTGAAATAGTTGTATTATTTCATTATCTTGCACAAGTCTTATACATATTAATTCTTCTGAAGTAGTTAATTTTAATATATCTTCTTTTTCTGCTCTGCAATTAAAAACTTTTTTCATGTTTTCTAATTTTTTGTATAACCCACGTGTTTAATTATCTCAATCTCTGTGATCTTATGCCTTTTATAGGCTTCAACACCCTCTGTTATTACTACTTTTTTGTGGTGTTTTGGTTTGTTGTTTTCTAGGACTGTTAGATTAACAAATAAAATTCTTTTCATTTTTATTATTTCGTTTTCTAAATGTTTTTTAATGTTTGATAAAAAAAAGGAGTGAAGTAAGAATTACAATTGCATAAGTTTTTCCCTTCACTCCATTATTCCTGTCCTAGTTGCGTTTAATTTGCGATTTTGTGCAACTATTCAAGACCCTTAAATCGTTCAATACGCAAATAAGTGGGTAATTATTTTGAAATCTCTGATAAATAAGCTAGATATAAATCGTAGTTAAACGATCCTGTTTTAGCTTCAGCTTTACTCTTTCCCCTCCACCATTTAATTATTATCCCAAGCGGTGGAGTGATGTAAGTATTCTCTAAGTTTGTTTCTTTTTTCATGTTTAAATATTTAATTTGTAACACAAAGATAATTATATTTTATTAATTAACAAGTGTTAATTTAAAATAACATCTAATTTGTAATGATTCTAAATAATTTCTCCTAATTCCGTCAATAATTCTTTAACTCGATTAATATTTTTAGTCTTCATATCAACATCTTTTCTTAACCAATTAAGTACTGATTGACGTAACATTCCTTTATTAACTAAATATGATCTAAATGTATTTTCAAAAGATGGATTATTCTCTTGTTGCTTATATATAAACTTTCTCGCTATATTTAAAACACGTTTACTTTCTTCACGTTCTTCAGGTGTTATACCTCTACGCTCAATCTTATCTTGTGATTTCTTCTCTTCTGTCATTTGTAAAGTAATTAGTTTGTTTTAACGTGTCACTATCGTTTCTGTACAATAGTTCGTTACGTTCGTTTAATTGCACTTGTTTAGGTGTATCTATGGTGTATAAGAATATAATTACACACCATAGAATAAAACACACAAGCAAAATGTAGTTGAATATTCTTTTCATGATAAAACTTGTTTATAATACTTCTCGAATTTTTCAATAAATTTATGAACCTCAGATAAAGTTTTTTCTAGTTCCAACTCATAGACATAAACTCTTTTTATAAACATAGGTTTACTTTTAAATCTAGGGTCAAACGAAATAAAGTCTAGCCATTGCAAGTTTTCATTTACTAAAAAAGCTGTATAAACTTGATATTTATACTCGTTTGGTATTTGATTTTGTGAAATATATTTAACGTGTGTTTCAGTATTTGGACATTTTATCTCAATGCATCCAGCTCTATCTTTTGTAAAACCATCTGTTGAAAAAGCTAGATAATCATTTGAATCAGATAAACAAAAACCAACCTCTTCAATTTCAATATCCTTTACTTGCTGGTATATTTCTCGTGCAATTGGTTCTAAATCTTTACCTCTTTGCATTTGTTTAGTTGTAAATGTTTCTTCAATTTCTTCGCTGTCAATTTCAGCAATCATTTTGTATATTAATGGTAAATTATCAGCTTTAAAAATTTCTTTTAATTTAGTTCCCGTGATTTTACCTAATCGCATTTTTAACCACTCGTCAGAACCTTGTTTAATATCTATTTCAATCATGAGTTTTGTTCTTTAATTTTGTTAATATCAATTTTCTGTAAAATAGAATCACCAGTATAATTAATTGAGTCTTTTCTATTTAGATTTGCTCCGAAGATAGCACCGAAATGATCGCAAGCGTCTTTAATAGCTGTAGTTTTTGCCATTGGTAAAGCCATTATTAAAGCACCTTTATTTAAGTTACTCATGTCTAAGGATAAATTACCAGTATCTTTTTTTGTTTGTAACTCTTGCGCTCCTACTCCATCATGAAAAAGCATTTCCCCTGTAACGGGGTGTTTATAATGAACTCTTACAGTAACTTCAACGGCATTCAATAACATACCAGTTTTTAATACTTCTATTTTAAATGTCTTGAATATTTTTTGAAGTAAGTACTCAACTTTATCAATAGGTAAATAAAGATAATTTGAAATAAAAGGATGCTTTTTAATCCATGTAGATGGAGGTTGTGCGTTCATTATAGTTTGGAACGCATCAACTTTTTTAGTTGTTTCTACATCACTAAATAACTCTTGTAATGTTGGAAGGTTTTTATTTTCACTCATGGTAAATCATTTAAATTTTCTAATACTAATTGATTAAGTTCTTCTACGTTTAACAAACTAAGAATATCAATATCACTATCTTCTGTATAAGCTGAAATGATTGTGAAATCTTCTGTCAACTCATCTAGTTCACAACTTATATTAATTTCATCTAGTAAAGTATCTTTGTTTATTAGTACAGATACAAAGTAAGTTTTTCTAACTTTGCCTTGCAAATTCTTTCTCAATTTTTGAAGTTGTGAAATTGCTTTTTCCAGTTCTTTTATTTCTTCTTTCATGTTTAAATTATTTGTTCAACAAAGATATAAAACTTATTTGAATTAACAACTGTTAATTTGAAATATTATTGATTTATTTTAAAAGTTACGCATATCCACCGTATAATTGACGTATATGCGTAACCGTTTTTTAAAAGGTTCGTATAGTAGCTAGTTATGGGGCATAATGAAGTACATACCCGTTCGACCTAAAGTGTTGGAATACGTTCACCATTAATAGCTAAATCATAACCTTCCTTCCAAGCATCTAATATTTGTTGTTCTTCCATTACTTCAGCTTGTTTAAATATATTGTTATTGTGTTCAATATCTTCATTTGATAAAGTTAAACCAATTAATAAATTTTCTTTTAAATATTCTATAACTGTTTTCATATATTTATTTTTTCGTGTTTTTACCAATAATTACACCTATCCAAAAAGCAATTGTCGGAAGGATAATTACTATACTACTATACAAATTATTCATGATTTAATATTTTACTTTTTTAATATATTGTTTTTTCGATGTTCTATAAATGTTAACTGGTTGGAAGTAATCTGGAGTTCCGTCTTCATTACATAACCAATCGCACCAAATAAGAGTAGATGTTTTAGGGTGCTTTGTAACCAATTTACAAATTATTTCACCGTTTATAAATGTTTTGTATTTTTCCATTGTGTTTAATTTATTATGTTTAAAAATTACGCCCCATAACAGTGGTTACAATCAAACGGGCGACAAGTACTGTGTGGATAGCCCGTCTGCTCGTAGCCACAAAACGTTACCAGCAATGCCACCGACACCGCTAAAACAACCGTAATTGTGATTTAAAGTCATTAAAACGCTTTTCTTGTTTATCATAATATTCTTGGTCTATTTCAAATCCCACAAAGTTGAACCCGCCTTTATACGCTGCTATCCTACTGCTTCCACTTCCTAAATGGGTATCTAAAATCAAATCATTTGGCTTTGCGTAATTTTGTAAAATCCAATCGTAAATATTTATATGCTTTTGGCAAGGATGTATTTTGCCTTTAAATGTATAATCAACTTTCAATTTGCCGTCAAATCCATTCATATTCCCAATATCTGAAAACCGTATCATTTTACATTTGCCATCAAAAGAAGTCCACGCCAATTCAAATTCATCAAACTCTCGTTTCCCTAAATATCCAGCTTTTATAACTGATTTGTCCCAGCATATCCATTGGCGTTTTATTGGCAAATTAAAGTAGTTTCCACCCCACACAATTTGATTTTTAGACACTCTAAATAACTGCTCCCAATATTCGTCTGTTGGTCTTTCTTTGTCCCATTCAGCTATTTCAATCCCATAAGGCGGGTCAACTATCGCTAAATCAAAATGGTTATCGTTAAAGCGTTTTAATGCCTTTACACAATCTTCTAAATAAACCTCCGAAGAAGGCACAGCTGGTAACACGTGCTTTGCAAAAGCGGGGGTTTCCGTTTTCAAAGGAACATTATCGTTAAATATATCATTCATCTTTCTAATTAAATTTAGTGGTTAAAAGCCCCGCCTTCGCAAAGCACCATACGTTAGCAGTAATACTACATTCCATCTCCAAATGAAGTTACTACGTCAAATTCTTTTTCTTTTCTTTTTTCTTCCACCCTCTTTAAAGAAATATTAAAATAATCTATATTGTTCTCAATTCCGATAAAGTTACGGTTGGTGTTTATACAAGCAATTCCTGTGGTACAACTTCCAAAAGTATTATCAAGTATTGTATCGTTTTCATCAGTATAAGTCAATACAAAATATTCCATCATTGATATTGGCTTCTGTGTAGGATGTAATCCAACTTCTCTGTTAAACTTCTTTATGCTTGTTGGGTACATTTTTTCTTGCCTATCCGACCTATCTTCTGAAATATCCGTTTTATAGTGTTCTGATTGCTTTCTATCTTTAAACTTATATTTCATTCTCTGTATAGATAGTTCAGACTTATCTTCCATAATTGGATTATACTTTGTTTTGCCTTTTGAAAAAATCAATATGTTTTCGTGTTTTTTAGCAACCATAAATTTATACTGCATAAAATTACTTGCAACATTTTTCTCCCATATCCATTCATACTTAAATAATTTAGGGTTACTCATAACCAAAGCACTTGTAAATGGTTGTGATGCAGTTAAAATAATTGCACCATTATCTTTTATAATCCTTTCGTATTGCTCCCAAAGTGGCTTAAATGGAATTATCGTGTCCCATTTACAAGCTGTCGTCCCATAAGGTAAATCGCAAATAATAGCATCAATACTTTTATCAGGTATCAATTTCATTTGTTCTATTGTATCTCCGTATCTTAAATCTATTGTCATAATTTTATTTTAATATTTTACCATCGCTCAAAAAAGAAAAGAAAAAGGTTCAGTTCTCCGATTGAGCATTTGTGGTTTAAATCCGTACTACTGCTAACACGTGCTATAAGCAAGTTTGCCAATAACATTTGTGCTAAATTTGAACATTTCTGCAAGGCAAACCTGCTCATAGCACCATACGTTATATGCCATTTTAGGGGACATCATACCCCAATTTACGAGCATCCGACCTTGTAATATCGAAAACACCAACCTTATAATTTAGTGGACGAAATACAACTACTGCACTCGGAAAAGGAGCTCTATTCTTTTTGTGTCCTTCAAATTCAAGTCGTTGTGTAAACAATCTCCATTCAGTTTTCATAACGTATTTATGCCACCAACTTGCATCAATTCTTGCAGGTATTAGGCAAACTACAATAGCACCTTTTTTGCTTTCATCCCAAGCCTTTTGCATAAAGTCATCCACTAAATTATAAGGTGGGTTCATAAAGCAAACATCATTACTCCAATCTTGCAGTAGTGCATTATCTTGTTCCGTAAAGTATTTTGCACATTTGGCGTTTTCTTTATTAGCACATACATCAAGTGTAAATCCAAACTCCTTTTCAAGTGCATCGTAAATAAATTGGGGCGTTCCCCAGTCTTGCTTATCTGATGTATGATAGTATTTTAATTTGTTCATCTTCCGAATAAAAACGGCACATAACAAGGGTTTTGCGTAATAGCCCTATCAAGTGT